TAGCAAAAAAAAAGGAGGTAACAAACCTGTAACCCCCTTTAAATAGTATTATTGAATCTAATGACTAATTCATAGATCCTAATTTTACTTTTATTTGATCTATAACACCACTACCTTTATCGGTCATACACATGTCTGCTAAACAGTCTAAAGGCTTAACTCCTAATGGAATATGAGTTATAACAGGACGTTGATCTCCCTGCATCCAGGTTATCTTTTGAGTGTCCCAATCTAATATCCCAGACTCTTTACCTCTAAGTATAGTTTGTTTAATCTCCATTTTAGGATCATCTAATCCAGCTATAAACTTAACAGGATCCTTCTCTGCTAAAACCTTCATATCATATCTAATTTCATCGGTAGACTTATCCATTTTAACACCTAAAACCTGTGCATATCCTAATAGTTTATTTAAAGGCATATCAAAAACAGTTCTTAAAGCATCCATAGATTGAATTTCTTTCTCCATCTTTTCTTTAGCATCTTTTTCAAAATCTAATTTCTTAAAAACTCTTGATGATCCAGGTATTCTGTCAGGGTTACTAGAATTAGCGTTACACATGTCTAGATACTTTTTTAAAGTAGGATTAGTATAATCCACCATTAACACTCCATTATTGAAAGTTATAGGAGATTTTACCATTGAATCCTCTTTTTGTTCATCTTCAAATATAGAAGGTTCTCCAGGTATATATCTTATTTTTCTATTTACACCCTTTTCTGCATCAAAAATAATATCTTCAGCTTTAAGCATATGTACAATAGGAAATTTTGTTCTCCCCGTCTTTCTATCTTTACGTTCTTTGTAAAGCCTATATGTAGTTGGTTTTTTTGAGTTTTTTCTACCTTGATTAAGGTTAGCAATACCATTGGTATTTGATTTAGTTGCTGTAGGAGTCTCAATAGTTTTCGTAACCACTGGCTCTACAGTCTTTGTAGTTGTTGTTTTTTTCTTTGTCATTTCTAAAATTAAATTAAAATTATTATTAAGATACCTTTGGAGGGAGAAAAACTCCCCCTCCTTAGATATGTTCTTTATACTGCCTGTATATCATTTCAAGACAGTTACCTATTAGGCAGGGTTATCAGTCAGTATTGTGAAAGCTTGAACAATATCAGAGCTAGGCTTGATAGAGTTGGCAGCATCCATAATAACAGCAAATCCATTATTTCTATGGTTAGGCTCATTGATAACTTCTACAATATCTTTAAACGCTGCTTTGTGAGCATCGTCAGTAGAAAATTCTATAGTTATCTTATCAGTACCTGAAGTGTCGTTAGCTTCATCTGTACCAGCTGCTTGAGCAGAGTCAAAGTACAAATCAAGTTCATCAGCATCTTTAGATACCATGCCTTTCAATTTAGAAAGTGGATAGCACACTGCGTCTGGTGCAGTGCTTGTGCTTGAGTTGAAGTTCCCATCTGAGGCGTTCATAAAATATAACATTTTCATATCTATATAATTTTTAAAATTAATACTAAGCTGTAGCAGCTCTTAATGTCGCTACAACACTTGTTATATTACTATTCAAGAACTCAGATCCAACTACATCTGCAACCACAATAAAACCATTATCCCTGGAAAAAGGTTCGTTCATCTTATCAAGAATACTAGCCATAACAGACTTCTGAGTATTAGCTGCAACAGTTAACACCATAACATCTGTTTCTTCACCAACACCACCCTCATCAGTAACAAGAGCAGACCTTTTCATAGGTTTGAATCTCATATTTAGAGTTGTACCATTAGTGTCGCCAGCTTGAGTGTCAAAACCCAAAAAGTCAGAGACTTTATACATAGCAACTTCATCTGCCGCTACATTTCCCCCTGCCTTAGCTTCTTGAAAGTAGAAAAACTTCTCAACATTTTTTTCCATGTTATAAAACTTTTATAAGGTTAATAATTAAGATTTCTTGATCAACATGTAACGATTAGCCGCAAATCCTTCAAAACCTCTTTCACATCTGTAGTGCGATTGTAGCACATCAGTAGTGTTAGTTTTGTTTTGTAGAATAGCAGAACCCGTTAACCAGTGCTCCATATCTCTCGAATAACCATTAGCCGCTTTATATCGTATTCTCAACGATGGAATACTTTCACCAGACTTAGCGTCTTTTTTCATATCCATAGGAATACAAACGCCATATCCAGGATAGTTAAATCCAGAAGCACCTAATAATCTAGGGTGATTAAACAAATCATAAGTTTTCTTATGGAATGTATATCCACCTCTACTGAAAGAATTAAACCCTAAGTTTAAAGCCATGTTCTTATTGTTTTGGAAAGTACCATAGTTTGCACCACCAGCAGCATAAGCACCTTGAGCAGCTAATAAATCATCGACATCTAAAGATAAATCAATACCAGCATAAATGCAGTATTCTTTAGCACCTCTATATTTATCTAATGATTTAATCATAGCATCAAAGTCCGCCATTGTGATTGCAGCAGATCCTAAGTCCATAGACTGTCCATCTGTTTCAATCCAAGGTAAAAGACCTTGAGTTCCTCTTAATGTTGAGTTGCTTTGTGCAGTACCACTTTGAAAAGTTGTATTAACACCTTCTAAAACAGTATTGTCAATGTCTTCACCTAACATCATCATGATCTCAGAGTAATCCAAGAATCTCTTATAAGTATCTGATTCACCTTTTAAGTACCATACATACCCTGAGCCCATTTTTTCATTGTCAACTTTTACGTAAACAACATTTGTAGCCTCAGAACCTGTTACTTCAAAAGATTCTTTTAAGATCATACACTTATTTTCATATTCGTGAATTAACGGAGATAAACTATCTGGTTGTACACCACCTTCTGGGTGAGCATTACCAACGATAGCAAATTCATAATCTGTTCCCGTTGATTTAGCACCTGCACCACCAGACGCAATAGAGTACATTGTTACCTGATATGTACCTGATGAAGGAAAAGTTGTAGCTGTTACATAGAACATATCACCATCTTTATCTCGTAAAATATCACCAGGTCTAACTGGAGAATATTCATTAGCTGTACCTGCAAAGTTACTTGCATAACCACCAGCTTGTACTGCTAAAGTTACTGATGCGGTTCCTGGTGCAGCACCCGGAAACTGTCCTGTAATACTATTATGTCTGAACGCTTCTTCGTAGTGTTCAAACGTTGTGTTAGAACTAGGAGCTTTTGAGCCCATTAATTCCATAAGTCCCGTAATACCTTGTTCGCCATAACGCTTAACAAGTTTATCAGAGACATCTCTTTGTCTCAACGAGTTTGTTGTTAAATTACTAACATAGTTCTCATTTGTCGCAATTTGAACCGCACTAGGTTTAATCAACATACCCGAAGGAATATTTACTGTAGCCATTTTTTATATTTTTTAACTATTAATTATTATTATTATCTAATTCCACATTGATCCCGTTCCATTCATTTGATCATCTAGTTCGTCTAAAATATTTTTCTTTTGTTCTGTGTTTTGTCTAGGTTCGTTATTAAACGAAGGATTTTTAATATCCTTTACTACCTGCTCGGTTCCCTTAGACCTATATTGATGAGCTACACTTCTTATTATATCTTGAAAATTATTCAATACAAACATATCAGTATTTAACTTATCAAAATTCCAGTCACCATTTTCTCCAATATATTGATTAAAGAAAGAGTTTAAATTAGAATTTGCATCCACTAAACCTTTTCTATGATCATCTGTTAGAGAGAAAGTAAACTGTTCTCCAGAATCATTAATATCAAATGTTATAGACTCAACCTCATCAACTTCAGAAGACATGTTATTAACCCAATCTTTCCTTACAGTTTCCTGTTCGGCTGAATTATCATTACGTTCAACAGGCATTCTATATTTTTCCTGCATCTCCATAAGATTCTTCCTTGCGTTAGTAACATCTTTCTTTAGTTCAATTTTACCAAGAGTTTTTTCAGCATCACCGTATTTATCCTTGCCTAACTTATATTTAGACTCTATTAAAACATTTACTTCATCCATACTTAATTCTGGATTTTCTTGTTTTAAACTTAGTCTCATAACATCTTCGTTAGACATTTTAGAATAATCAACAGCCTGCGTCCTGATGTAATCCACTACACTCCTGCCTGTTTCACTGACAAAATTATTCATCTTCTCTATCTGTTCGTTAGCGAAAGATGTTTTTTCAGTTGACAAAGCATTATTAAAAGAATCAATAGAGTCAAAACTTTGTTTAAACTGTTCGTTTATAAACTTTAAAAACTCCTGTTTGTTTCTTTCAATAGATTCGTTAGTGTTTACAACCTCTTTTTGAGATTGATTACTAGATTCATTATTTAAAGAACGATCAACATTGTCCTGTGATTCTGATGGAGTCTCTTTTGGAGCCTCTACAGTTTCATCAGTTTTATTTTCTGTTGTGGTTTCTACTTGTGCTTCTGAACCTCCTGTTAAGTCTACTACTTCTTTTTGTAATTCCTTAGGTTGTTCCTCCACAACATTACCACTTAGTTGTTCAGCGATTATATCGCCCATTTCATCTGCCATAATATATTAAATTAAATTAAACCTTTTTGCAAAAATATAACATTTACAGATATAATCAAATTATCTATAAGTTTTTTTTTACATTCCTAATTGTAAGTCTGGATCTTCTATAGGTCCATCTTTACCTTTTCTTTGCTCAATCATTTTAGATTGAAAATGTGCACTCTTTTCTACAGTCTTTTCTCTAGACTCCCCTTGAGCTTTATTAGCTGCAACCTTACCAATATTACCAGCTTGTATTTCTTTTAACCTTCTCATATGAGCAGCTTCTTCAAACTGATTCTTTAACTGATACTCCATTTGCATCTTCTGCATTTCAAATTGGGAATCCATTTCCTTCATTTTAGCATCTATCTGAGCCTGCATTTGAGATTCTTGTTGCTTCATTTGTGCAGCCATAGCAGCTGATTGCTGTTGTTGTTGTGCATTACCTTGAGATTGAACTTGAGCCATTTTCATTTGTTCCTCTTGATATTTCTTTCTTCTTAACATCAACATTCTAGATCCTAATTTAGGGTTATTAATATCCCTTATAATTATAGCATCCTCTATTCTTAATTCTTTTTGAGCTATTGACATTTGTATAGCTTGTTCTAATTGAGCTTTTTCTTGTTCATCTGGAGCAACTTGAATACCTATACCAAAATCATGCAGAGAAATATCTTTATTAATCTCTATTGTTTTCATAGCAGTTTTACCAAGAGCAGATATATAACCTTTTACAGGCTTATCATACTCAACTATATCTTGAAGCTTCATACATATAGATTTAGATAGATTTTCAACAACCTTATTAAACCCGTCATCTATAGCTCTAGTAGCGTTATTAGAAGCCATTAACTGGATTTTTTGAACACCAACCAATGCCTCACTAGATGGTTTAGCACCATCTCTAGCTTCATTAACTCCTGTCACATCACGAATCATACCTAAATTGTGTTGATATATTTGTATAAGCTGCATCATATCTCTACCTATACCGTTTTCTAATTCTTGTATAGGAATACTATTAGAGGCTACACCCTCATCATCTACACGTCTATAATATATGTTACCAGTTTGATCGTAAATCTCTTGCAATTCAAGAGGTGTAAATGTTCCCCCATCACCTTTAGAAACGTTTTCTAATGATCCTATTTCAAAAGCAGCTCCTTTAGGTCTAGCTTTAGCTAAGACTTGTTGCATTTTTAAATGTGCTAATTGTATTTGATCAGCAAAAGGCATCATTCTTTCAACCAAAGAAACATTACGCATATTATTTAGATTAGGACTATATATTATATATGACAACCTTGTTTCTGATAAATTAGATTTAGGTCTAGACATATTCTTAGCTAATCCGTAATCAAATATATAATCAGTTCCAACAATATACTTTCCAGAGTAAACAACTTTTACAGTGCTATTTAACTGCTCTCTTTTGTATTTAGACTTCTTAGGGGGCTTATATCCTTTTTTTCTTTTACTAACAGAAAACCCTCCAAAAGAATTATCTTTCTTCTCGTAATTCAAATCGTATGTTGATATAAATTCAGCATCCATTATTTGAACGGAAAATTTATCATGTGTACCAGCATAAGAAGAGTAATTACCAAAAGACCTTCCATACAGGCTGTCCTCGTCTTTACTTTTGTTAGCGTGGTTTTGTGCTATATCATCATATTCATCGTCAGTAAATTGATCACCAGCCATCTGTTTTAATTGTGCAATAGTAACTGTGTAGACTTCACCCGCATGTTGAATGTCTCTATAGTCAGAAGATTGAGAATGAGAAGTGATTAAATTTAATGGATCAACATATCTTATTTTTATACCCTCTGATGAATCTATGTAGGTTTTTAATGCTGATGTTCCCACCACGACTAAATCTCTTATACACTTCTTTTTTATTTCATCAAAATCATTTTGTTGGAAAACAAACTCTATACCTCTTTCAACAGCTATCTCATGTGCCTGTTTGTAATTTAAAGTCATGAAGAGTTGTATTTCCTCCATATCATCTGCAACAAAACCTTTTTTAGTTTGATCAAATCCTGAGATCTTAGAAACCTGCTGTCTAACTTCTTTATTCATCATGTCAGCAATCATTATATTTTTTGCTTTCGACTTCTTCTCTACAGATATTTTATCTATCGCATTTGCTTTTATAGCAAACTCTCTATTTGTCATATCTCCACAAACCACATCAACAAACTTTGGTATTATAGAAACTGGAGTCCAGTCTATATTCATATAAGAAGAATCTCCTTCAACGTCTAATAGATCCTTATATTTTGAAACACTCTGCGTTCCTTCTGCGTAAGCTCTCATTTTATTAAAAGCTCTTTTCTTATCTTGATAAGCTAGCTCTGTGCTATTTTTCCAGTCGGAATACATGGTTTTGAAATACTGAAGACCATATTCATTTGTAGCCTTTTCTTCGTTTGTTGCGAATATTGTTGGATACCCTCCTATTAATTCAAATTGTTTTTTCATCTATATTTTCTTAGACATTAATCCTATATTCCTATATTTTTTAACAAAGTTAAGATTTATTTTTGGAATTTTCTTTTCTATTACATATTTTTGTGCTGCTAAAAGAGCTAAACTTGAAGCTACCGTAGCATCATACTTTGTTCTGTTTGATGGTTCAAACCTACTCCAGTCATCTAAAAGTCTATTAAAATAGCATTTACCCATCTCTTGAGTCTCTATATTCATACCTACATAATCGTAAACATAACTAGCAACAGCCTCTGTTTGAGCATTAAGTACAGCAACACCAGTAGATGGTATACCTTTTGTTTTTTGTTTCCTACTACTTTCAGTGTGTGTCGATTCTGGTCTATCCATTAGGTAATTATAATAACCTCTTCTTTCAAAGTATTTTATTATACCTATTTTATTATTTTCTATAAGTATTGGACATCCATAAAATACACAAGTCTTTAAAACATCTTCATAAAACATTTCTGCTTTTGGAGGTCGAGCTATATACTCACATACAAATTGGTTAGAAAAATCATCCATCATACTAAACTTCTTATAAACATAACAAGCAGCATCAGATCTCCTACCGTCAGTAGTTGTATCATGATCATAAGGGTCACATCCAGCTACCATTTCCATATCATTTCCGGGGGACTTTTTATTGTGTGTCATTTTAACTTTATTTCTCCTGTCTTCTGGGGGTATCCAAGATATTCTCCATCTACCCTGAGATCCTGGCTTCCACAAAACAGAAGTATCCTTTTCTCCATTTTTCCAAATAAAATCACCTTTAACTATTAAGTTTCTAGCCTCCTCATTAAAATCCATCTGTTGATATATTCTTTCTACATCAAAAGGACTATGTCTAGAGTCACTTCTAAATGCTTCATCAATATTAAAAGGTCTCTGTCTTTTCTCTTCAGCTAATTTTGTTGTATTATTAGAGT